TATAGATCTAGCTCTTTCCTCAATACCTTGCCCTGTGAAAAGAACTCCTTTATAATAGACAGTATTACTTTCTTTTTGTTTTCTTCTTTCTTAACAACGGACTTTGACATCTCTTTTAATAAAGATTCATAAAGAAAAGCGGTGTTTCTTTTCTTATTGTGCTTAAATCTCATTTTTGGGTAGCTCCATTCTGCAAACTTTCAATTAATGCTTGCACATCATAATTAGTTTTAAATATTTGCTTTTCGTCTTCTTTATCACGACTATTCTCAAAAATCGCGGCAGACCAAGGAATTACAGATTCCCTATCAAAACCTTTGTGGGTATTCCTTCGAACGGGCCTGGAAGTCTCTCTAGAATATGAGGCTTTCATTCCCTTCTGTCTGGCCTTGGATTTCTTATTTCCTTTCGTCTTCTTATGCGTTGCACCATCCCAACCTTTTCTGGTATAGACTTTATCCTCTTCGATCTCCCCACCTGGTGCGGCCAAGAGAACATCCTCCTCTCCGGCAGGTTCTTCGGCTCCGAGTTCCTCACCACCGAGTTCGTCACCGAGTTCCTCACCACCGAGATCGGCGCCGAGGTCAGCGCCAAGTTCTCCACCACCACCTAAGCCAGCAGCCTCTTCTTGCATGGCCTCAGCAACGGCCGCAAGGCGAGCGTCAAACTTGGCATCGTAGAACATTTCACGCTGATTGCGCAAGAATTCATCATCAGACAAATTGAACATATTCTCTGCAACCCAACGACGTGAGAAATAACCCTCTGTAGCGCTGCCAGCAACATCAAACTTGGTCTTCCAGTGTTCAAGCTCTTGTAGCTCAGCAATTTTAGACGGATTATTAAGAGACAATTTAAAGCTCAGCAAATCATCACCTTTAAACCCAATCGTATAGAGGTGAATAATTCCTATTTTTTCTAACTCTGAAACAATCGATCTTTGTAGTCTCTGAATAGTTCGCGAGAACCTAACATCCTTTTGGGCCAACGTTGTCTTCTCTTCTATCGCACCTTCAGCTTGTGTGAGGTAAGATGCTGGAATTTTCAGAGCGGAAAACATTTTGTCTCTCAGATACTTAACATCGTCAATATCACCCGTAAATGATCCACCAGCAAGTGTTTCAATCCTAGATTGTGTACCGCCTCGAACAGGAACATAATAATCCTCCTCGACAGACATTGGATTATATCTTAAATCTACACGACCAGTATCCTCATTCACAATCGAAGTTCGCTTCATACTAGTGATGACTTTTTGCATATATTGTTCAACCTCGGTAGGCGGAATACTACCAACGTCAACATAAAAAACACGACGTTCGGGAGAACGCACAATACGATAGGCCATCATCGCATCTTCAAGTAGAGTTAACTGGCGCCAAATACGACGAGCTGATTCAAGAACGGACGTGCCGTATGGAGCATACTTATCGTTTCCAAGAATTCTAAAATGTGCAACCTGCCAGTTCTCTAGAGTTAATCCGCCCGAGTTCCACTGAAATTGAACATAATTCGGATTTGTTTTGTCCTCACCTTCTAACCTCTCAACTTCGTGTGAAGGCAAACCAATAGCATTTTGAATTCCTTTAGTTTCTTCAATATCCAAGTAGATAAAATAGTCTCCAAACTTGCACATTGAACGGCACCAACCAAAAAGATTAAACTGAATATTCATAACATTATGATACAATGAATCCAATACCGCTTTAATCTCTTCATTAGAACACTGAATGTTTAACATCGGCTGCAAATTAGAGTGTGTGGTCATCTCGTCCGCGTAAATATCAAGAGCAGAGGCAATCTCTGGTGTATATTCCATCTGATCAAAATCAACATACCTCTCTGCCCTATTGTGCTGATTCATCATATAGGGTTGCATATTCGCAAAGGTATGGAATTCACTTCTCTTAAACTGTTGCCCCGAAGCAGACCTAAACCTAGATGCGTGCTTATCTAATTGAAATCTACGAAGTCGCCGTCCTGTTTGGCTCCTACGATTGATAATTGGTCCGGAGAAGATCTTAGTTAGAGACCTAAAAAGCTCTGATCTTGGATTTCTTGGGTTTTTTCTTTGATCTGCCATTTTTTATCCTTTAAATAACCAAACAAATTCTTCGTATTGTTTTTTTAATTTTACAGCCTCGTCAGAGAAGCCTTTCGTTCTATGACCAACCATGCCCGGTATTGTACTCTGAAAATTTCCTCTTTCAACCTTAAACGAATTAATCATAGCCATTTTGTAATCTAAATCTTTTTTATTTATTTCTAACGCGGTATCCCGAACCCAACAAGCAATAGCCAAAGCCATAACCAAATCATCATGATAAGACCTCATGGCCTGGGCTTTATTGTTATGCCATATAAAAGTTTTGAACTCGTTAACAATCCTAGAAGAATATATATTAATTAGTTTATTGCGGATGAATTCTTCTAATTTCGCCACAATAAGCGGGCGCGTCTTGGATGAAGTTGTAAATCCTGGCACCGAGTTATTAATTGCTTCGGCTTGAAACTTGTTAATATATTCGTGCGTGCCCTTAATTGAGTAATATAGATTAGGATAATCTTTATCTATTAGCTTTTCAAGAATAGATATTCCTAAACTGTTGTTTTCAACCACCAACAAACAATTACCATATTCTCTTCCTATATTGTCCAACAATACAGAAAACTGTTCTAGATTTGGCTTGCCTTGATATTCGGCCGCAATCTCCATCGTCTCAAGTTTTATCATATGAAAAACGGAAAAGTCTAACGCATCACCTCGGGCAACGTCTGCGACCAATAAATAAGTTGCTTCCGGAACATAATTTTCCCATATCCACAAATTTCTATCAAATCCCGTGCGATAAGTGGGTTCTGATATGGAAGCCACAAGTCTTTCTAAATCCTCCGAATGTATGACTGTTTCGCCAGAAGCATTGAAGTTACATTCTAATTCCTGGGCGATCTGGCGGCGAGACATATTCTTTGTCTCTTTATCAAACCAGTTTTGATCTCTGTCCGGGTGAACATCCCACGGAAGTACGACAGGATGAAAATCGTTTAAATTTTGATCTGCCTCAATATATGTTTTGTGAAACCAGTTGCCGACACCATTTGGAGTTGATAGCGCAATGCATCGGCCGCCTGTTGATAAAGTGGGATACAAGCCGGTCCACAGGTCTTCAAGGCCATCGACGTGGGCGGCTTCATCAATAACGAGCAGGGACAAGGCTTCTGAACGGCCGGCGTCACCAGAAGTGGAAGCCGCCTTAACTTCAGAACCATTCGTTAATACAAAAGAAGTTCGGTTATCAATCTTAATCTCTGCTATTCTTAACCAAGGGGGAACATTTTGCATAATGCTCTTCACTTTCTTAACTAAGTTGGCAGCAGTTTGAAATTTGGTCGCGATAACCAAGACATTTTTGTCTCGGTGGAAAAGCATCAACCAAACAATATAGGCAGCCGTGATTGTTGAGATCCCAAGCTGCCTTGCTTTCAGTATGACGTTGAAACGATAATCATTAAAATCTTCTAAAAGCTCATCTTGATAATTGTAGGTCTTAAATGATATGAGACCTTTAAGCGGGTGTGATATTCTGGTGTAAGTGTTTATAAAATAAGACGGATCCTTACCACACTTGACTATCTCCCTAATAGTCTGCTTTTTAGAAAGCTTGTAAGCCATCACTCAGCCTTGTACGGACTATGTATATCCTTTCTAGCTTGAACCTTTCCTTTGCCGGTATAAACGGGCTGACCTTTTGATTCGGATCCGGTGCCCTTAAATCCACCTTTCTCTAAGAAATCCTTGAATTTAGCATCAACGCTATCTTGAGAAGGTTGATCAATTGGGTGTAAATCTTCGACATGGCCATCGGGTAGTTTGTAAAATCTATAAGCCTGCACCCAGCAACGGACGCGCGATGTATTTTGAACTATCGCATCAACCTCACCTTCGGCTGTTAATGGCAATGCACTTCCGGTCACCTTCTTGTATTCTTTCTTAATAAATTGAGCGATTTGATCAATCATACTTTCAAGATCTTCCTCAAAAGTTCCAGAATAAATCTCTTTCAATTTGACCTCAGAATGATAATGAATACAAATTGAGCCGGGATATAGCTTCACCTTGAACCCATCCATCACTCTTGAATCGTGGATGGGATGCCCCTCTTCTCTCTTTAGACCTATCTTGATTGGCTCGCCGTCTTCATCAGTGGCACCATCATGTGTATTTGATAATACTTGAGATATTCCATTAATAATTTCAAGGGTTGTGGCCATTTAATTTTTCTCCTGAAGTTTCTTTGGGCGCCAGCCGGCTTTCCATTTCTCTTCGCCTCCGGAGATACCTTGAATAAGTTCAATATAGCACTTGTAACAACAATCAAATTTATTCATATAGATATCATCTTTCAGGTTAAAAGAATATTCTTCGCAAACAGGGCAACTCCTTTTTATCTTCTCTCTATTAAGTAGTTTTTTAGATATTAAAACGCCATCTACTTCTATTTTCTCACTCTGTTGCTCTAGTTTATTTTGTTTCTTGGTCAGCTTTTGAAGCTGTTTTTCATATTCTTCCTCATCCAAGTCCGACCAATGTTTGCTAGGATTCTCTATTGCCTCTGGGCCGTACTTCTTTGATATTGCTTTCTCAAGTTTTACAAGGTAATTCGGATCCTTAAATTTCTTCATCACTTACTCGCTATGTGATAGGTTCCAAAGCCAAGGCCAAATCCTACGGCTGCGGTTACTGCGATAATAACTGGAATATTTAGCTTCTTATTCTTTTTAATGATGTTTCTGAGTTCTTCTATTTCTTTGTCTCGGGTATCTACCTCTGCTTGGTAGCGAACTTGTGTCTCTTCTAAAGTTATTTGCATATTCTTGACAACTAAATCATAATCAAGTGACAGCCTTTCTTTTTCAAAGATACACTTTTGGTCTAGTTCCTTTTCCAAGAATTCTTTCCAAGTGAGAAGTTTGGCTGTGGCCTCGTCGTCAAAACAGGTGGCTTCAAAAGGCGCTGTGCCTCCCTCGGGCAACAATGTGAATCTGCCGTCAGCAGCGTAGGCTGTCGGCAGGTTTAAAGCGAATAATAATAATATCCTACTTAACATGCTCAAAACCAAACTTTGCTTCTATTTCTAGGATTAGTTGGTCCGGGTTGTCGCGACGTAATGTTATATACTTCTCTACCTTTTCTTCTTTGGCTCTTTCCATCTCTTCTTTAAAATCCATATATTGAGATTCAAGGAGATAAACCTTTTCCTTGTATTCGTTTAGGGCGGCTTCTTTTCTCTCGGTCTCGCGCTGGTAACTCTCTTTGAGATCTTTGATTCTCGTTTCGTAGCTCTCCACCGAGGCGTCGTATGCGTTTATGAGGCCCCTATGGTCTTGCCACCAAAAGAAAGAGACCACAAATAGCAATGCTGCTATCGCGATCTCCTTCCAATATTTGCCTATGAAAGGCAAAAAAGTTTTCATCCAGCACTCTTGAGTTTCACAACGGCGTCAATGACACTCTGACCTCCGAGATAGAGCGCGCTGATTGTAACCCAATCACCACTAGACACAAAGCCTCCAACGGCTAATCCAGTAGCAGTGGCCCACACAAGTAACTTGCGTGATACGACCTTCTCTAAACCTTTATCTAATGCTCCTCTAATTCTACTCATAAAATCTCCTCTGTTAGTTTCATTTTAATTTACTTTCCTAAGCACAACAGGATGATCTGCGCTCCACCTTTCGCTAACCACAAATCCAGCATCCTCAAACTTCGAAGTAATCTCCTGAATACTCATCTTGGCAAGGGAAGCCAATTTGCCCATTGCATACTCAGAGTGGAACACTTTATATTCTCCGGGTAGTTGTGGATCGGGAGGTTGGATGTCGAGGGTAAAATTTTCTCTTGTAACCTCTGGAAGACTATACACAATATTTTCTATTTTTTGGATGTTAGGGTCTTCCTGCTCCATAACGGATTCAAGCTCTTCCTTGATGATGCGTTTTAGTTGTGTCTTTGTGAGTTTCATTTTATTATCCTTTGTGGGGTTGTGTGGGTTCAAACTGAACCCGCCCCTATCCTCAACTGGCTACCGGTTT